ATGAAGATGATAATGAAGATTCTGAAGAGGATAGCGAGTGGGACGCCGACACAGTACAACCAGAAGCAGAGTATGACGAGTATTCTGACGAAGATTAGAAAAGGAATTAAAAATGTTATCATTTGAAGAATTTCAAAACGCGAGCGACGAGGAAATAGCTGAGGCCGTCAAACGAACAAAAGTTATTCGTGGTGGCACCCGAAAAATTAAATTTAAAAGTAGTCGGGCGGGTTATAAGGTTGTTGGTAAACGCGAAGTTAGAATCAACCCCGTTGATGCTAAGAAAATGAGTATTAGAAATACACGGTCGGCCCGTAAAAGAAAAGGCAGAATGAATATTTCTAACATGAAAAGAAAAAGATCGATGAATAAGAGGACTGGCATATGAGACTTATCACAGAAGTTGTAGAGGATATTTTAGTAGAAGAAAAGGGTAACAACCTTTTTATCGAGGGCGTATTTTTGCAGTCTAATATTCAGAATAGGAATGGGCGGGAATATCCAGCAGAAATAATGGATAAAGAAGTTACTAGATATACGGAAAAATATATCGACAAAAACAGGGCGTTTGGTGAATTAGGTCATCCAGACGGGCCTTCAATAAATTTAGAACGTGTTTCTCACATGATCAAATCTCTCAAAAAAGAGGGAAATAATTATGTGGGTAAGGCTAAAATAATGAAAGAGACTCCATATGGAGCTATTGTGTCAAACCTAATAAAAGAGGGTGCATCGCTCGGTGTTTCTTCTAGAGGTATGGGAAGCGTTAAACAGTCCGGTGGGAAAAATGTTGTGCAAGATGATTTTTATCTCGCAACTGCCGCGGATATTGTTGCTGACCCGAGCGCACCAGATGCGTTTGTGAACGGCATTATGGAAGGAAAAGAGTGGGTATGGGATAACGGCGTTGTTGTAGAACGTCATATATCCAATATGCACAAGGAAATGGTTGCGGCACCATCTAAGGAGCTCATGGAAACCAAGATAAAACTTTTCAAAAATTTCATGTCAAAATTGTAAATATTATAAATAAATATAAATTAAATCCTATAGGAGTAAAACAATGAGCAAAGACTTAGAGAATCAAGAAGTGGTTTCTGAAGATATCATCGAAGAAATCGAAGTAGACGAATCAATCGTGACTGACGAAGAGTTGGTAGTTGCAGAAGATCTCGAAGAAGAGATCGTTGCAGAAGATACCGATCTGGAAAGTGACGATGACGATCTCGAAATCGACGAAGACGTCGAAGAGGATCATATTGAAGAAGTAGTCGAAACCAAAGCACAAACAATGTCTGCACAATACAGAGTTGAAGCAGAAGATATCGACGTACAGGAGCATGTAGACGCCATGCTGCAGGGACAAGATCTTACAGAAGAATTTCAAGATCAAGTTTCTACTATTTTCGAGGCCGCGGTTGTCGAAAAAATCAACGAAAAATTAGAAGAAATTTATGTTGACTATGAAGAAGAACTTCAAGAAAACGTTGCCGATATTCGTCAAGAATTGTCGGAAAAAGTTGATGAGTATCTTTCTTATGTTGCAAAGGAATTCGTAAAAGAAAACCAAGTCGCAATCGAAAGTGGACTTAAAGTGGAAATTATGGAATCATTTATGACTGGGCTTAAAACGGTTTTCGAAGAAAACTATGTTGACGTTCCAGAAGAAAAGGTAAACTTGTACGGTGAAGCCCTTGCGGATTTAGAAGAAAAAGACGCAAAATTGAATGAGCAGTTTGAAGCAAACATTCAACTCTCCAACATGGTTGAAGAGCTGGAAAAAGAGATCATCTTGAAAGATGTAACAGAAGGACTTACAATTTCACAATCTGAAAAAGTACGTTCTTTGAGCGAAGGCCTTGAATATACAAATCAGGAAGATATGATGAATAAGATTACATTGATCAAAGATAACTATTTTCCATCGGACACAATCGTTGAAAGTGTAGTTCTTAGCGAGAGCGCCACCACAACATCTGTAGAAGATTCACCAGTGGTTCAAGAAGAAAATAAAACCCAATCTATTATGGATGTTTATGCAAGAGCGCTAAGCAAGCCGAAAGATTAAATTTTTATAAATATAATAAGATAGTCAAAAAATTAAAATCTACTAAGGAGAAAAAAATGCACGACTTTAATCAAAATAACATTCAGATGTTGAAAGAGAAGTGGAAGCCAGTTCTTGACCACCCTGATCAAGTCGCAATCACTGACAACTACAGAAAAGGCGTAACTGCTGTTCTTCTGGAAAATACAGAGAATGCAACCCGCGCAGAGGCTGCTCTTGGCAACGCCAATGTAACTATGCAGTCTTTGAACGAAGTTAACATTGCCCCAACTGCACCAGATGGTGGCGCCCTCAAATATTCCGACCCCGTAATCATTTCTATGATTCGTCGTTCTATGCCAAATCTGATGGCATACGATCTTGTCGGTGTTCAGCCAATGACAGGTCCAACCGGACTTATCTTTGCAATGAAATCGCGTTATAACGGACAAGCGGATATTGGTGCTAATCCAGAAGCTCTGCATAACGAAGCAGACACCGCATTTTCCGGTGACGATGGTGTGGCACACGCAGGCACAGACCCATTTGCCGGTGGAGCTATCACTGGTACGGGCGCAAGCGCAATCCTCGACGAATCTGGTTCGACCTATACTACTGGACTTCCAGGCTCAACTGCCGAAGCTGAAAAATTGGGTAACGGTTCTGCAATGACTGCGGATGGACATTTCAACCAAATGGCGTTCAGCATTGACCGCGTATCGGTTGTTGCAAAGACACGCGCACTCAAAGCAGAGTACACAATGGAACTTTCACAAGACTTGAAAGCAGTCCACGGCCTTGACGCAGAAGCAGAATTGTCAACAATTCTTTCAACTGAAATCACTGCTGAAATTAACCGCGAAGTTCTTCGTACTTTGTATGCCCAAGCAAAACTAGGCGCACAATCACAGATGACCACCAAAGGTATCTTCGATCTGGAAACAGACGCTGACGGCCGTTGGAGCGTTGAAAACTTCAAAGGTCTTATGTTCCATATGGAACGTGAAGCCAACCTCATTGCAAAAGAAACTCGGCGCGGAAAAGCAAACACAATCGTTTGTTCCTCTGACGTTGCATCTGCTCTTGCAATGGCTGGTGTACTCGACTACAACCCACAAATGGATACTGCATTGCAAGTAGACGACACAGGCCAAACTTTCGCCGGTGTACTCAACAAGCGCATGAAAGTATATATCGACCCTTATTTCTCATCCGGCGGAAATTACGATTTCTGTATGGTTGGTTATAGAGGAAACTCCCCATACGATGCTGGTTATTTCTACTGCCCATACGTTCCTATGCAAATGGTTCGTGCGGTTGGCGAAAACACCTTCCAACCAAAAATTGGTTTCAAAACACGTTACGGCATGGTCGCAAACCCATTTGCCGGTGGTGCTCGCGCAAACCAGTATTATCGTATCTTTAGAGTTGACAATATTAACTCTGCTACATAATAACAATAATAAAAAAGCAGAACTTGGGGGGATTTTTAATCCCCCCTTTTTTATGACTAAATAGTAGTAACAAAAAGGAGTTGGTATATTGGATCTGAATAGCGATAATGTAAACTTACTGAACACACAAACATTTAATTTTTCAATAAATCTATGCCCCAAACTTACTTCATATGTCCAATCCGTTTCAGTTCCGGGCGTTACTCTTGGGGAGGCCGGTGTTGAGACACCATTTGTTCGCGTACCAGAGCCGGGCGATAAACTTACATATTCAGTTCTTGGTGTATCTTTTTTAGTAGACGAAGAGATGAAAAATTGGTTAGAAATTTTTGATTGGATGACAAGTCTGGGATTTCCAGATAATTTTAGACAATATGGAAATATACCAAGCGCAAGAAGAATGAATCCGGATCAGGTAAGATCGGACATGGCCCTTATTATATACAGCAACCAATCGTTGCCCATATTGAAAGTCACGTTCAAAGATGCATTTCCTATCGCAGTGGGAGATATACCACTAACATCTACCGACACATCAAATGAGGCTGCGATTGCGACCGCCGACTTTATGTATAGTACCTATACGGTTGAAAGTATCTCTGGCTAATATTATTAACTATTTGAAAGAACATTATGGAAGAAAAATATTCGGTAAAATTGTCCGAAATGCTGCAAGAATCCGAGCAGGACATTAAAATAGATTTTTTAAAATTGCAGGACGAATTGGTACACAATCAAAATTTGATTGGTAAATGGATGACTCGTCAAAATATTTACCAAACAAAATATCAATTTTTGGAATTGGGACACAAACAACTTGTGGCGCAAAAAACAAAATACTATACTGGAAAAATGTCAGAGGACGAAATACTGTCAAAAGGTTGGAAGATAGAAGGTACTAAAATTCTAAAGGCAGATTTAAATATCTGGGCAGACGATGACGACGAAATGATAAAATCAAAAAAGCAACTTTTACTTCTCAAACAAATAATAACATTAATAGACAAAACTTTGGATATTTTGATAGACCAGAAAAAGTGGACTGTCAAAAATTTTATAGATTGGAAGAAATGGCTTGAAGGTAATTAATTGAGTAAGTTTTACATTAGTAAATTAAACGAAGTTTACGCGCAGATAGATTCGCCGGAAATGTTTATGTTGAAAGAGTTGGTTGACTATTTCACTTTCAAAGTGCCTGGGGCCGAGTTTATGCCATCCTTTAAAAATAAGGTATGGGATGGCAAAATACGTCTTTTCAATCCACTCAATTGTAAACTTTATATGGGACTGATTCCACAGGTAAAATATTTTTGCGAGAAAAATAATTATGAAATAGTCTACGACGAAGATATAAGAGACAGACAATTCACCACAGATGATCTGATGGCCTTAGCGAAACATATCAACCCCCACAGTCAGGGAAAAAAGATTGACTACAGAGACTATCAGCTTGACGCTATATATCATGCCATAAAAACAAACAGGACATTGTTAATATCACCGACTGCATCTGGTAAATCTCTAATGATATACACATTGATCAGATTCTACAATATGCACCCCGAAGTCAAAGATAAAAAAATTCTGATTATTGTGCCTACGGTGTCTTTGGTACAACAAATGTATGGAGACTTTAAAGACTATGGTTGGAATGTCGAAAAATATTGTCATAAAATATCGGCGGGTGCAGACAAACATACAGACAAAAAGGTTGTAATATCCACTTGGCAATCTATCTACAGAATGCCCAGAGATTATTGGGATCAATTCGGTGTGGTAATCGGTGATGAATGTCACTTGTTTAAAGCAAACAGTCTCAACAAAATTATGGACAAATTGATAAATTGTAGATTTAGGTTTGGCACAACCGGAACTCTCGACGGAACAAAAACTCATAAATTGGTCTTGACAGGTATGTTTGGTGAAGCCAAACAGGTAACTTCGACTAGGGCGTTGATTGACAACAAAACACTCGCAGACTTTAAAATTCAGGCGTTGGTATTGAAATACCCAACTGAAAATTGTCTGGAAATTAAAAAAATGAAATACTCCGACGAAGTTGAATGGATCGTAACTAATCCACGAAGAAATGAGTTCATAAAGAACTTGACATTGGGCCTGAAAGGTAATACACTTGTTTTATATAACTTTGTCGAAAAACATGGTGTACCATTACATAAATTAATTTCAGATTCCGCAGCAGAAGGTAGAAAAATATTTTTTGTATCGGGTGGGGTCGATGCAGATGTCAGAGAACAGATAAGGGCGACCACTGAAACTGAAAGTGATGCAATTATTGTCGCATCATATGGAACGTTTTCAACAGGCATAAATATAAGGAACTTACATAACGTTGTTTTTACTTCACCATCGAAATCACGCATTAGAAATTTGCAGTCGATTGGTAGAGGACTGAGAAAGGGCAACAACAAAACGTCGGCCATATTGTATGATATTGCAGATGACATGCGCCACAAAACATATATGAATTTTGCGATTAGACATTTTTATGAACGCATAAATATTTACAACGAAGAAAAATTTACATTTAAAATACATGAAATCGACTTATATGGATAGGAATAACAAAATGCAAGAATGCAAAATTGTCAGACTCACTACAAAAGAAGTTTTAATATGTAAGATAGAACCTATTGATATGAAAAAAGAAAACATGGAAGAAATTGCGCTGGAAGATCCGTATGAAATAAAATCTTTTATGAACCCGCAATCAGGTGATTTCAATTCTACTCTAATCGACTGGCTTCAATTCTGTGAAGATAATGTCACCGTAGTTGATACATTTAATGTTATCACCGTCAACAATCCCAGTTCAGAATTGCGCGAGCACTACGAATATATTTTACAAAGACGGGCTGCGATTGAAGAAAATGACACCCTTCGCAAGATTGAAAAGATGCAAGGCCTTGTTAACGAGGGAATCGAGAGTGGACAAAACGACAAAGATGAATATTGTCTTGAGGACTATATGCATATGTTAACCAATAAGACATTACACTAAGAATCTTTATATTCTTTAAGGCTCAACATAGCCATTGTAACACCCCCCAAACGATTCGTCAAGATGTTTTCTGAAGAATTTATTTCTGCAAAGGTGTTGACATATGCTATTCAGTGTGGTATATTGGTAGTAATAAAATATTAAGGAATCGTTATGGCAAAAAGAGTTAGACATCATTATGTTGACAACAAACAACTATTAGTTGCGATGGTCGCATATAAGGAAAGTGTAGATCAATCGAAAGAGACCGAGGGAGAACGCCCCAGAGTACCCAATTATATTGGTGAGTGTATTATGAAGATTGCACAACATCTATCATATAAACCCAATTTCATCAATTACACATATAAAGAAGAAATGATATCGGACGGAATCGAAAACTGTCTCTTGTATATTGATAATTTTAATCCAGAGAAATCAAGCAACCCATTTGCATATTTTACACAGATTATTTACTATGCATTTATACGCCGTATTCAGAAAGAAAAGAAACAGACATATGTTAAATATAAGGCAATGGAAAATCAAGAATTGATTGAAGAGATCATGTCCGGCCCTAATGGTACTCCTGTCAAAAATAATTTCTTAGAATTTATCCAAGGCAATATGGATGATTTTCTTGTAGACTTTGAGGAAAACCAGCGTAAAAAGAAAGAAAAGGCGAAACAGAAGCGAGATCAAAAAGAAGCGGAGATCGCAAAGGAAAACAAAATCTTATGAAAATTGCCTTGATAACCGACACCCACTTCGGGGCTCGCGGGGACTCTCTATTATTCCATGATTATTTTATGAGGTTTTACGATGAAGTCTTTTTTCCATACCTTGAGAATAATAATATTGACACTATTATTCATCTCGGCGATGTTACTGATAGGCGCAAGTTTATCAACTACAATATTCTGGACGGGTTAAAGTCTGGATTTATCGAAAAGATGAAAAAATATGACACTTATTTTATTATCGGCAATCATGATGTTTATTACAAAAACACAAATCGTATCAACTCGATGGATCAACTATTTGGAGATGGTTTCAAAACATATACAGAAGCGACTACTCTTAATATTGGTGGTACTGATATTTGTCTTGTTCCTTGGATAAATGCAGAAAATCACGATAAAACTGTAAAACACCTAAAAAAGACAAAGGCAAAGATTGCTCTAGGACATTTAGAATTGAATGGCTTTGAAATGATGCGTGGTATCAAGTGCGAGGCCGGTATGGATGTAAAACTTTTCAATAAATTTGATTTGACATGCTCGGGACACTTTCATACAAAATCGAGCCAGGGTTCTATACATTATCTGGGCGCGCCATATGAAATGTTTTGGAACGACTGCAATGACACAAAAGGTTTTCATATCCTAGACACGGATAATAATGATTTAGATTTTATCACGAATCCTTTTAACATGTTCCACAAAATTTGGTACGACTGCGGATCTGTGTCTTTGGACCCGCCGACTGTTCCGACAGATTTGAAAGACAAATATGTAAAACTGATTGTCGTAAATAAATCAGAACAATTAAAATTTGACATATTCATTGACGATTTGTATAAAATGGGTGTGGCCGATTTGTCTATTGTAGATGACACCGATTTTGAGTTTGAAGAAACTTCTGACATTGACACGACCGAGGATACCATGTCGCTACTAACAAACTATATTGATAATTATGAGATCGATGTAGACAAGAATAAACTGAAACAAATCATGCAGGAACTTTACGTTTCTGCCCTAAGAGGCGAATGATGATAACATATAATTATGAACGATTTATGAAAGATTGCTTCGGCGATTATACTAAACCAACTTTGGAAGAATTTAGGTTTGAGTCCGAACAGACTTATACAGATGGCAGGTTGTCTCTTTATGAATATTCTCAAAAACTTGATGTTGCCGATCCCAGACATACAAACTTCGATTCTTGGTCTCAAATCCTCTATACTGGATTGATTGAGAATTTTGAATATATGATGAGAATTTGGTTTGAAAAACATATCGCGGTGAAAGACTTAGATAATTTTCTTCGATTCAATGTACAAAAAACCAATAAAGAAATTGAAAACGGTTATGTTATAGATGGCCGTAAAGAAATCACCAGCGGTCGGCTTCTCAGAAACATATCATATAAAGGTATCTATCAGGACACCGGAAAATCAAATTCTTCTGAAAAATGTTCTTTATTGAATACCTTTACTGGATTGGTAATAAACAAATTCAATATATCCTGTTTATTGACTCCTAAAGTCGCAGAGTTTTTAGAGCATGGACGATATGATGATTTCTTTGCTATCTTGCGCGGTACATCAAACAGGGCATCCATTTTCAACCCATATACTTATAGTTGGATTTTGAATAACGTATTTCCAGATGGCAAGAAACTTTTGTCTCCGGTAATGAGTTGGTGCAGTCCTGTCATTGGCCTTGCAAATTCAAATTATGATGAAATGGTTGCGATTGATGTAATTCCAGATGTGGTTGAAAAATCCAGATTGTTGCACGAATATAGTGAAGGTTTGCGGAATGGGTTTTTTGTAGATGATTCTAAACAGGCAGAATTTTATTGTTGTCCTTCTGAACAGTTAGACAACCGACATAATTTTAGTAAGAAATACGCAGAACATTTTGATACTGTATTTTTCTCGCCGCCCTATTATGACCTAGAAGTATATACCGGCGGCGAACAGTCACACGAATCTTTTCAGACATATGGTGAGTGGCTGGAGGGTTATTGGAGACCAACTGTAGAATTATGTCACCGTTGTTT